ATAAATTAACAAAGTTAAAGTATCAAAATTGATTTTTGGTATTATATTTAAGATATTGAGACACTCCGAAAGGATAGTTAGAGAGTAGGTATGTAAGACGCGGGTTCGATTCCCGCCATCTCCACGATTCTTTTCCGTTGGAAAGGAACTTATAAAGGCTTTGATGATTGAGCCAGCTAATCAATCATAAATGGGGATGACTTGGCTTTGATTGCATACTAAGGGTAATAGCGAACATCTCAAGACGCAATTAAACGGCGAACAGTTTAAAGAGTATCGTATGGCAGCTTAAGAAGTTTGTATACGACAAATGAAAAAAAGGGTGGAATTAATTCCACCCTTTTAAATTAAACATAATTTATGTATGTCTAAGCATTATTATAATTATTTCTATCGAGTAGTAAATTTAATTACAGAAAACTTTTATTATGGGGTACATAAAACTTCGAACTTAAACGACATGTATATGGGTTCGGGCAAATACATTAAAAATGCAATTAAAAAATATGGAAAAGAAAATTTTAAAAGAGAAATTTTAAAATTTTTTAATACATTTGAAGAAGCATTGGATTATGAAGCAAAAATTGTAAATGATAATGTTTTAAACGACCCCAAATGTTATAATTTAAAAATAGGAGGCAAAGGCGGCTCAGCAAAGGGCAGGATTTCTCCTATGAAAAATAAACATCATTCTGAAATTACTCGAAAAAAAATTAGTAATAGCGAAAAAGGAATATCAAAAAATAAGGGTATGCGCATGTCAGACATTACTAAAAGAAAGATTAGTCTTAATAATGGTATGCGTAATAATGGCTATTTAGTTTCAGGAAATAAAAATGGCATGTTTAATAAAACTAAGGAAAAAAATCCGAATTATAATACAATTTGGATATACAATAAAGATTTAAACTATACAAAAAGAATAGATAAAACTTTATTAGATGAATATCTTTTAAAGGGATGGGTAAAAGGGAGAAAAACTAAAGCTACCTAAGTGCCGGCTTTTTTTATCTTTTTTCATAGAAGTAAAGAATATATAAATAAAATAAATGTTAAAGATATGAAGGCTAGAACAATCAATGAACACGACTGGGACGATGAAAGATATGAAGGCGAAGACGGCCCTTTTATCAAAGATGATGGCTGGGATGAAGATGCTCTTGAAGAAGTAGGATTAATAGATTGGATGGAAAATGTGCAGCGCCTTCAATACGAAATTCTTAATGCTAGAAGAGGTTCTTACGGCATTAGCGGAACAACAGCAGAATATCTTGTTGGTGATCTAGAGGAATTAAAACGAAGTCTAGAAGCTATAATAGAAAATATACAAGACGAACTTTAAATATTAATATTAAAGCATAAGAATATATAAAATAAAACCATACTTATGAAAGCAGGTAATTTCAACATTAATGATTATTTAGAAAAACTTTATGAAGATGCACTTCCTATGATGGATGGGGGAGAAGGATTAACAAATGCCGATGGTCTTATTATTCCAGATGAAAATAAGAAATCTTATGATTGGCTTAAAAAAGAATATCAAAAGAGCCAAACAGAAATTAAAGTTGAAATTAAAATGGGTGATGCCAAGTTTGATCCAAGATATGACCTACAAACGGACCTTGATTCCGTAAAAGAATTTAAACCTGGAATGTATGGGGAAATTAAAACTAAAGACACACCTGATACAAAAGATCAAAATTCTACGGGAAAATCAAGTCTTGACCCAAAGAAAAATAGCGCATCATTTACAAAGGAAGAAGGCGAAAAAGATAAATCTGATGAAACTGTTGAAAATAAATCTAATATAAATAAAAAATCATCTGTATCATTAGATAAGAATAAAGACGAAAAAGAAGAAAAGAAACAACCTTTGGATGATAATACTAAAGTTAAGAAGATTGATCTTAAAACCAAAAAATAATGAAGAAAGATAATCTATTAGCAGATTATTTGAATAACGCTAAGGAAAATTCATTGCCTGAAGAAGACATAGCTCAAATGTCAGAAAAAACGTGGCCTGAACTTTTAACATTAAATTTAACATCATTTTTATTGCTTGTTACTCGTTCAGTCGTGTTTGGTTATTCATTAAAAATATTATTTGGCACAAACTGGGCTTTTATTGAAACGATATGTATAGGTTTAGGAATTGTATTTATATTTTCTTATTTAACAAATATTTTATCAATCTTTAAAAAATAAACAAATGTCGGCAAAAATAATCTGTCTAGAAGGACTTGACTCTAGCGGAAAATCTACGCAAGTTATTTTATTGACTAATTATTTAGATAAACATAGATTATCATATAGGTTTATTCATTTTCCTACATATGATAAAACCGTTGCAGGAAAAGTCATATCATCTTTTCTTTGTGGTGATCTCGGCGATATAAACGAAGTTGACCCAGTATTTGTGGCTAATATTTATGCAATGGACAGATATCTTTATCTTTCAAAAATAAATGACATACTTGATAAATATGATGTTTTAATTTTAGATAGATACGTATTTTCAAATATGGCATATCAAGGAGCGAAAGCAAAAACTGATTCACATACAAAAGAATTAAGAGATTGGATATATAATTTTGAGTTTAATTTTTTAAAACTTCCTTATCCCGATTTAACTATCTTTTTTGATGTTCCTATTAAAATTATCAAACAAAGATTAGAAACTCGGCGAACCGGAACTGATAGAGAATATCTTAAAGGAAAGGAAGACATTCATGAAAAAGACATAAAATTTCAATCAAAGGTTAGAGATAACTATTTAGCATTAAAGGGCTACAGTAAGTATGTGATAATACCGACAAAGACGCTGTCTCCTGATAAAATTTTTAATAAGTATGAAAATTATTTATCATTTGTTTTAAATGTTTAAAAATAAGAGTATGGCATACACGTACCCGAATAAACCGAACTCCGAAAAAAATAAAATCAATGAATATATTTCTGATTATGCAGAAAATAAAGTTCTGTATGATTTAATGAAAAAACATTCGCCGTATCATGTAAAAATAATAGAAGACATTTCTGACAATTGGTTTATTCAAATTTTATTCTATAAACGAGGAACAGGGGTTATTGTAGATAAGCATTCTATTATTCGACCGGATTTAAAGACATGGATAAGCTATTTAGAATCTTTGGGATATAAAATTGTTAATTAATTTTTATTTAACAGATAAAAAGTATCAAAAACGTCTTTTTGGTTTATATTTATATAAAAACTTTTGAATATTCAATAAATATAATTAAATAATTTTTTAAACTAAAATAAGTTAATTTATGGCAAATAACGTTACAAATCCTATGGATCAAGCACTTACAGTTGATTCAACGCAAAAAATTGAAACTAAAGCATACGTTCCAACGTATCGAATTAAACCCGAATTTAGAAAAGCTATCCTACAAGCTATTGGGGATATGCCCTTTAACCAGATTGCAGGCCTTATTAATGCAATTGATGTTGAAACAATAGATCATCAGACATTGACTCAAATTGTTAACGCACTTGGGCAATTTCCCTTTGTAAGAGTAGAAAATCTTATGAAAAACATCAGTTCGTACGTACAACAGGTTATTAATGACGATTAAAAACACATATAAACATTAAAACACGTATAAACAAAAATAAACATTTTTTACATTTTTTATTTATGGCTAAAGACACAAGTATTCAAACGTTAGCATTGAATTTTATAAAAAACAAAAATAACGAAAATTTTTCAAATCTTATTAAACGTCTTAAGCCCGGTCTTTTTTCTTTTGTGTACAATTTTGTAAAAGATAAAGATCTTGCAAATGATGTTGTTTCGCAAACTATCATTTTGATGTGGCAAAAAATTGATCAATACAATCATAAGTACAATTTTTCAACATGGGTTTATGCAATTGCAAAAAATGAATCGTTAGGTGCTATAAGACAAAAGAATAAAGTTTTGTCTTATGATAAGTACATGAATAATCATTCTCGTTTACTTCAGTTATATAATCCCGTTTTTAACATGAATACTGAAGTAATAGGCCCGGTTGGAGAAGAACTTACACGAAAATTATTTGACGCCTCATTAGCTGTCATTAATGAATTAAAAGAGCCATATCGTACAGTTATGTTAGAAAGAGAAATTAAGCAAAAACAACTTAATGACATAGCAAATGATTTAGGATGGAATTTATCAACTGTTAAAACAAGATTACGTAAAGGACGAAAGGATGTAGCAGAAGTTTTATATAAAAAATATCCTGATTTAGTGGATTCGTATCTTGGAAATGAAACTTAAAACTGATATGTTTAATTTTTTAAAACCAAAAAACTGGGGTATCGTTAAAGTATATCGAGATCTTGAGAATTTTGCTGATTGGAAAAGAACTGTTCGTAGAGAAGAGGCTAATCCTAATTCAAAATTTTCTAAATGGAATATGCAACGAACAGCCTTCTATGACATTTATGTGATCATTAATCTTGAGGAAGAAGATTATAATTTACCAGAAGTTGTTAAACGAACAAAAATTCTTGAATCATTATCTCCGATTAATAGATATTTAGATGAAGATTTAGGATTTGCTGAATGCTTAGACATTGAATTTAACCAATTTGAAGACGAAAAGGGTGTATTAACGTTATCTTATCTTATTTTATATAGATTTAGATTTGAAAAATTTTCTTTAAAATGGATTATTAAATCATTAATTATTTTAGGCGTTATAATTTTCTTCATTGTAAGATTTGATCTGATACAACAATTTATATCTTGGGTCGTAAGTATTTTTTAAATAATGTTTCAGTTTGATAAAGAAAATATACGTTGGATAAAAGATGAACGTGGATTACCATCTTGCTATTATAGAATAAAAATCCCAAGTGTTAGCACTATTTTATCAGAAATGGTTCCTGATCCAGACTTTGAACAATGGGTTCTACGTATAGGAAAAGAAAAGGCCGAACAGATAATGACCGTAGCGGCCAATCGGGGTTCATCCATGCATCTTTTTATTGAAAACTTTATAATCCATTACCATCAAACTAAAGATGTTTCTAAGGCCCTAAAATACACACAGGAGGAAAGCCCTAAAAATCTTATAACTGAAAACATTCCTGCTGTAAAAATTGAAGAAGGGCGTGATTTATTTTACAAGTTTTATTATTCAGATTATGCCCAACAATTTTCTGAGATGATAGCAGTAGAAATGGGAATATTTTCAGCATCATTATTTTATCGAGGAAAATTAGATATTTTATATAAAGATAGAAATTTTGGATTGTCTCTCACAGACTTTAAATCATCTAATGGGAAAATTAAAAAAGGAAGCGTTAAAGAACTTAAATATAAACTTCAACTTGGAGGTTATGCTTTAGCTCTTGATGAAATGTATAAAGAAAAGAACATTATAATTAACAGGGCATCAATACTTTGTGTTGATAAACAAAGCGATATTTTGCAAGAAATAGAATCTGTAGGCAAAGAATTAGCCGAGTATAAAGAAAAATTTAAAGAATTAGTAGTTCAGTATCATATTAAAAATAACACAGAGTATTTAATTAATGATAGAGAATAAAGATAAATTACATAATTTTCCGACTGTTAATTGGATAACGTTAGAAAAATCTGTGGATCGTAAAGAATACATGATTTCACAACTAGATTCTTTAGGCTTAAAACATAATATGATAGAAGGTTATGATGGCTTAACTACAGATTACACGAATAGCCCTATTGTAAGCGGAGACTTTTTTTATCAAATGAATTCTCCTCAAATTGCTATCTCGATAAGTCATGTAAAAAATATAAAGAACTGGTTTGAAAATACTGATGAAAATTATGGCGTTTTCTGTGAAGATGATGTTTTATTTGAAACAGTTAATTATTGGAATTTTACATGGGATGATATTATTAATAGATTACCTGAAAATTGGCAAGTTGTTCAGC